AGACTTTATAGCAAACTACTTTAAGATAATAGATTCAGAAAAGCTTTATACTTATAGAGACTTACTTAATTTAGGATTACAATATAAAAATGCTTGGGACTATCACGGATTTATGATTGATCCTTATAACTCACTAGCAAAGGATGAGAAGCTAATGAAGAGCTTAGGGGGACACGAATACGATTACCAGGCTACAACTGAATTTAGATTATTCTGCAAAAACAATAACATTACTATATGGTTGAATGTCCACGCTAATACTGGAGCTATAAGAATGCTACATAGAATAGATCATCAGTATGGTGGTTATCCTATTCCTCCTATGGCTAGTGATGTAGAAGGAGGAGGTAAGTTTGTAAACAGAGCAGATGACTTTTGGGTAGTACATAGATATATACAGCATCCTAGCGATTGGATGTATACTCATATCCACGTTAGGAAAGTAAAAGAGGTAGAGACAGGAGGTAAGCCTACAAGTTTAGATGAGCCTATAAAATTAAAGTCAATGATTAATAATGTAGGCTTTGAAATAGATGGTAAATCTATAGTAAAATTAATAAGTGAAGATGTCAAGGCTAATGAGTTCTTAAAAAAAGTATAAAAAAAATTGTAACTTTAAGATAAAATTAAGGTTATGGTTATTTATACGATTGGAGCTTTTATATTACTACTTATATTTCTTATAGTAATAACCGACAAATATAATCCAGCTATACAATTCCATATCATAACTGGCTTCGGTCTTTTATTCCTATATGATGAAGATGAGGTAGAGGATGGTACAAGAGTAATTTACCAACTAATGCTCGGTCTAATACTTATTTCTTTTACATACATAAGAGATGCTGAGTAAACTCTTTAAATATCATAGGTTATGGATAGGATATGTCTTAGAGCTAGGATGTAATATTGATACAGCAAAAGATATTGTACAGGAGTTTTATATAAAGATGCAAGATAAGGACTACTCTTATAATGAGGATAGTCCTAATTTTTATGGCTGCTACGTTATATTAAGAAATATGGTGTTTGATCTTAAAAGAAAAGAAAAGAATATAGAGTTTTTAGATCTAGATCATTTACCAGAGATGGCAGATGAAGAGTATATAGAAGATAATAAATACGATAAAGTAAAAGCAATTACTACTTGGTTAGAATCTAATTCTATAAATTATCAAGAAGATACAGTAGACTATGACAGTGATGTATTAAAAAAGCTTTACTATAAAACTATATATGAAGAAGTCTTTGAAAATGGTAAAAAGATAACTCAATTATCTAGAGAGACAGGTATAAGTTATTATTCTTTATATAATACAGTAAAACATATTAAAAAACAAATCAATGAAAATAGGGACATTCCTGGAGAAGATCTTTAAAGCTGTAGGTATTCAGTGGATCGTTAAAAAGATATTTGGAGATGACTGTGGCTGTGATGAGAGAAGAGACTACCTAGATAATTATTTTGATAGAAAATGAATTTAAAGCAATACAATAACTGGGCAAAGTTTAGAGAGTCTACTTCTAGTAAGATATCAGCTAAAGAGGTTAATATGATAGCTGAATACTATGCAGATATATTTAATAAAAAGTATTGGAAACCTTGCACCTGTAATAAGAGCAGATACCAACAATGGATAAAAGAACTAAATAACCACTGGAGTTCTATAGAAAAACCAACAGAATGAATATAGAGAAATACGAGAAAGCTTTAATTAATCTGCTAAATCTAAATGGATGGAATTTAGAATGGTGTGGAAATGAAAACACCTTCTATGATGCTAGAGGATATACACCAAAAGGATACCGAGCTGTTGTAGAAATCAAGGCTAGAAATAAGTACTATGAAACTAAAATGCTAGAGAAAGCTAAATACGATAGGCTAATGAGTTTAGATGAGGATGTGGTTAAGTTATACTTTGTTAATGATCCTAAAGGTAATTATCTCTACTGGTTAAATAAAATAGAAATGCCTACTATAGATGATAAAGCCTGTCCTAAAACTACAATGTGGGATAAGACTAAAGTATCTAAGGAAGTTTATATGTTAAAGGAATCTCAAGCCTCTATTATCAATAGATATCAAGAGGATGAGGATGGGGTGTGGGATGACTACTTTAAAGATAAGTGTTCATAAATTTGGTAAATAGTGAACAATTTTGTATTATTGTATATAATTTATTAATGATAACAAATGAACTTATTAGATAAACAACTGTTTGAAGCTAATTTTTCTGCACTAGCTGAGCAGTTTGTCAAATGGAAAGAGGCTAAGCCAGATACAAAAATCTTAGATAGTTTAGCTAAATGTCTTTATGAGATGTATACTTACACTAATTCTTTAGAGATAAAGCTTATGGTAAAAGATTCTCAATTAAAGAAACTAAAAGAAGATAACTTAAAACTAAGGATTGATGCAAACAGAGATTGATTATAACGATATAGAACTTTGGGTAGAGTATGACTATGAAGAAGGAGAAGAGCAAACCTATGACTATGTAGGATCTGCTCCAGAAGTGTATCTACATTCTGTTTTTGTCAGAGGGGTAGATATTTATAATCTCTTTGATGCGAATCAATTAGAAGAAATAAAAGAATTATTAATTAAATATAACGAATAATGGAACATAAAATAACTGCAACTGGGTTACACTGTATAATAAATAGTAAAGGAAGAGTATTTGTCTTTACAGAAGAAGAATATGAGCATCTAAAATGGTGGCAATTAGTTAGGATCAAGTATGATTTTTAGGCTACCTAAACCTATTAGAGATTGGATTAGATCTAAGAATCTTCCTCCAGATAAATGGAGGGAAGTCTCAGAGTGCTGTGGAGCTGGTAGATGGAGAGAGACAAGTAGATGTGAAGATTGTAAAGAAATAGCTAATTTTATAGAAGTAAATTATTAAAGCAAATCAATATGAAATTCAATTTAAAGATAGAGTATTTAGGTAAAGTAGAAAATAAACACGAAGCAGAGAAGGATATGTATCATCTAACTTTTAAGACTTATAATGCAGAGATAACTGGTAAGTTTGAGAGAAGTGAGTTAAGACATTTAATAGAGCAATTAGATAACGCAATAGTATGAAGTCTCTCTGGAGAAAAAATAAGTATGGCAAATGGTATAAGCTAAAACCAGCTACAGATAAAGTTAAGTTTATAGCTTGTGATGAAGGAAGTCAAACTAACTATTATAGTAGAACAAATAAAAAATCTAAATATATAGATGATAGTTTATGAAACCAAAGAAACTAAACCAACAGCAAAGAATAGCTAGGCTAGAAAAACTATTTACTCAAATGTATCTTAAGATAGAAGCTTTTAAAGTAAGGCTAAGCCAATGCGAAAATAAACATAATGAAGATAAAACTACTTGATAATACTATCCACGATCAACAGGAACTAATTGATAATTCTTATTCAGATGAGTTCTACTATGGCTACTTAGGTAAAGCAGCTTTTTCCTCTAGCAACTTAAAACTATTATTAGATAGTCCTAAGAGCTATCACTACGCTATGAAGTATGGGAATGAGTCAAGCTCTCAAGCCTTAAGAGATGGGTGGCTTTTCCATACCTACCTATTAGAGCCAGAAAAGCTGGATGATATTGTATTTGTAGAGGTGCAAAGTAAAAACTCTAAAAAGTTTAAAGAAGCTGCAGCAGAGTATCCAGATGTATTTACTGCAAAAGAAAGAAATGATTGTGAGAGGTTAGTAGATGCTATGAGTAAAAACTCTAGAGCTATGGAACTAATGAGAGACAGCAGAACTGAAATACCATCAGTAGGAGAAATTTTTGGATATCCTTTTAGAGCTAAGGCAGACATCTTAAAAAACAAAGGAGGGATAGTAGATCTAAAAACTACTATTGATGTAAGAAACTTTAATAGATCCGCATATAAGTTTAGATATTTTCTACAGGTGTATATCTACTGCCAATTATTCAACTGTAGTTATAAGGACTTTAAATTCCTCTGCATAGATAAAAAGAACTTAGACATAGCTGTATGGGATGTTTCTAAGGAGTTCTATGAAGTAGGAGAGGAACAAGTAGAAAGAGCAATAGACATATATAACGATTACAATAGAGATGACTTTGATGTAAATGATTTCACTATAACAGGAACACTATGACAGAGAAACAAATAAAAGATCTAGATTATGTAAGAGATAAAATACTATTTCATACTAATATAGATGTAAAGAATCCAGAGAGTAAAATAAAAAACATAAATGCTAGAATCATATTCTCTAATATAGCTAGAATACAGTATAAAGAAATGAGTATAAAATCTATAGGAAATTACTTAGGTAAATCTCATCCTTCTGTTTCTAGATACTTAAGAGACTTTTACTTAATTCAGAATTATACTAACAATTATGAAAGGTATTACTATGATGTATATAAAGCTATACTTTTTGAAATGAACTCAGAGAAGCTAATTAATATTAAAAAGATTTCTAAAGATTTTGTAAGTAATAAGATATCAAAACTTAAACAAGCACTCAAAGAAGTAGCAGAAGCATTACAAATAAAATAAAAGAAACGTTATATTAGTAAAGGATAACTATGGCTTATAAAACAGAAGAACTAAGAAGAGACAGTCTAAAAGCAATTAAAGACAAAAACTTAATCTTTATTGGAGATATCTTTGGCTATACAGGATTTAGTAAGAGAGCTTTCTATGATCATAAACTGCACGAATGTAACGATATAAAAAGAGCTTTAGAAACAAATAGAGTTAATATGAAAGTCGATATGAGACAGAAATGGTATAAGAGTGATAATCCTACATTACAAATAGGACTAATGAAACTTATAGCAGATGATGAAGAAGCTCATAGACTTAACGGAACTAAGCGAGAGATAAAGCACGATACAACTGATAAAGAAATAAATATAAAGATTCATAGATAATTGGATGTAAATGTCAATGTAGTATTTGAGCATCTTTTAGATAGTCAAAAGAAAATAGTAGTAGAGCAAGGTGGAACAAGATCTGGAAAGACTTATAACATTTTGCTCTTTATTATATTCCACTACTGCCAAGTAAATACTGGTAAGACTATCACTATATGTAGAAAGACATTCCCAGCTTTAAGATCCTCAGTAATGAGAGACTTTATAGATATACTTAAAATACATAATAAGTATGCTGAGGGCAACCACAACAAAAGTAATAGTGAGTATGATCTAAACGGAAACCTAATAGAGTTTATTAGTGTGGATCAACCACAAAAGATTAGAGGTCGTAAAAGAGAGTTTCTGTTTATTAATGAAGCTAATGAGTTAGACTATGAGGATTGGCAGCAGTTAGTATTTAGAACAACTGAAAAGATTATTATTGACTTTAACCCTTCTGACTTCTATCACTGGATATATGATAAGGTAATACCTAGAGAAGATGTAGAGTTCTTTAAAACTACATACTTAGATAATAAGTTTCTAGACTCTAGTATTATAGAAGAGATAGAGAGACTTAAACAAACAGATGAGCATTACTGGAGAATATACGGACTAGGAGAGAGAGGATATAGTAAAGCAACTATCTTTAAATACTATGAGACTGATGACATACCAGAAGATGCAGAGCTTGTAAGTTATGGACTTGACTACGGATATACTAATGATCCCACAGCTATGGTAGGAGTATGGAAAAAAGATTATGAGCTATACATAAAAGAATGTATCTACCAAACTATGATGACAGGAAGAGATATTCATCATAAGCTAAAAGACTTAGGAATAAACAAAGAGCTAATCTATGCAGACTCTGCAGAGCCTAGACTAAATGAAGAGCTAAGAAGAATGGGTTGGAATATAAGACCTAGTGTAAAAGGTAAAGACTCTATCAATGCTGGAATAGATTTACTTAAGAGATATAAACTAAACATAACTAAAGATAGCCATCACGCTATACAGGAGTTTAGAGATTACAAATGGAAAGAAGATAAAAGCGGAAAGCTTACTAACCAACCAGAGCCAAAGAACGATCACCTTATTGATGCGACCAGGTATAGTACTTATTCTATTATGAGTAAAGTAAACTTTGGTAAGTATGCAATCCGTTAAAACTAATAAATTTTACGTTATATTATTATGAAGATCAAACTAAATGTACCTACAGAATTAGGAGAGATAAAGCTATCAGACTATGTTAAGTATCTGAAAGTATTAGAAGTTAATCAAGATGATGATTATAGTGATGTCTTTGTTCATCAGAAAATACTAGACATCTTTTGTGGAGTTCCACTAATAGAAGCAGTAGAATATAAGATGAGTGATGTAAGAAAAGTAGTAGGAACAATTACT